TGGAGCGGGTGCTGCCGACCTGCGAGGACCCCGAGTGCACGCATGAGGCCGGCCACGTGTCCGGCTGCTACCTCGACGACCCGGAGGTGGTCCGCAACTCCAACCCGGCCTACGGAACACTGAGGCTGCCTGAGGACTTCGTGGCTGACGAGCGCCGGACGCTGAGTGTTGTCGAGTACGCCCGTGAGCGCGCCGGTAGGTGGGAGGACCCGCCCACCGAGGGCACCGACGACGCCCTGGCCGAGTGGCCCGACCGCGCCGCCTCCACCGCCGCCCCGTCCGCCCCGCTGCTGTGGGGTATCGACGTGGCCCCGAACATGGCCGCCGCCGCCATCGGCGTGTGCGGGTCGGCCCCGGCCGGGGAGTGCGTGGAGGTGGTGGACCACCGCCGCGGGTCGGCGTGGGTGCCGGGCCGGGTCGCTGAGCTGGTCGCCAAGCATGGCCCGATGACGGTGGGCGTGGTGAAGGGCTCGCCGGCGGAGGCGCTGATCCCCGACCTCGAACCGTTGGACGGGGTGACGGTGAAGCCGCTGCCTGCGGCGGATACCACGGCGGCGTGCGCCACGTTCGCCCGCGCAGTGACGGACGGCACGGTGGCGCACCGAGATGATCCGCGGCTCAATGACGCGGTGGCTGGGGCGCGGCGCAAGTTCGCCGGCGACGGCTGGCGGTGGACCCGGGTCGGCAGCGACTCGGACATCTGCGCCCTGTACGCGGTGAGCGTGGCCCGGCACCTGTGGGCAACCGAGCCGGTTGTGGACCGATCAGAGGACGCCCTGCTGGGGTCCTTCGGATGACGAGAGAAGGGCCTGCCGTGTTGTGGACCGCTGTCGGCGTGGCCGGGCTGATGTGCCTCATTGCCGCCGCATGGTTGGCGCTCGGGTTGGCCGCTGCACTGGCCGCAGCCGGGGTGGCGCTGCTGTTCGCGGCGTGGGATGCGCGCCGAACCGCTGCGCCCGGTGACGCCTGATGGGCGCCATCTTCGGCCGCCCGCGGTCGCGCTCGGTGACCCTGGCCGACGTGGGGGTGGATGCCCGCGAGACGGGTCGTGGGACGGCGACTGCCACCCCTGACCGGGCGCTGCGCTTCTCTGCCGTGTGGGCTGCGCTGCGGCTGCGCTCGGACCTCATCTCCACCCTGCCGGTGGACGTGTTCCGCAAGTCCCCGGACGGGCGCACCATGCTCCCCGCCCCCGCGTCGCGACTGTTCCGCCGCCCCGCGGACGGCATCCTGTGGCCGGAGTGGATGGCGTCCACGCAGATGGACCTGGACCGGTTCGGCAACTGCGCCGGGCACATCGAGGCCAAGGAGAACGGGTACCCGGTCCAGATCGAACCGTGGTCTATGGACGACCTGACCATCCGGTTCAAGGGTCGGCGGATCGTGAAGTACATCTACGACCGCACCGAGTACGACCCGTCCGAGGTGTGGCACGAGCGGCAGTACACCATCGCCGGGTACCGGGTGGGACTGTCCCCGCTGGCATACGGGGCGTGGGCCATCGGCGCCGCACTGTCGGCGCAGGACTTCTCTGCGGATTGGTTCCTGAACGGGGCGCACCCGTCCGGGGTGCTCAAGCACACCGAACTGGCGAACCTGCCGTCCGCGGTGATCGCCGGCGCCAAGGAGAAGTTCAAGGTGGCGGTGCAGAACCGCGACATCTTCGCCACCGGCAAGGAATGGGAGTTCACCCCCGCCGAGGTGGACGCCAACTCGTCCCAGTTTCTGGAGGCGATGGGCGCGGCCGCGGTGGACGTGGCCCGGTACATCGGCGTCCCCGCTGTGGCCATTGATGCCGCGGTCACGGGGCAGGCGCTCACGTACGCGAACGTGTCACAGAACCAGCTCAGCCTGCTGGTCAACTACCTCGGCGCCCCCATCGTGCGTCGCGAGTGGGCATTCACCATGAACGCGCTCCCTGCGCCCCGGTTCGCCAAGTTCAACTCCGACGCCCTGCTCCGACTCGACCCGGCTGGGCGAACGGACAACATGGTGAAGCAGATCGACGCCTGGCTGATGGATCCCGACGAGGGTCGCGCCCTGCTCAACTCCCCGCCGCTGACCCAGGAGCAGATCGACCTGCTGATGCTGCGCCAGACGAAGCTGTCCACTGCGGACGACGACGGAAAGGACACCCCATGACCGACCTTCTCCGCGAGGCTGCCCTCGCCCGGGCTGCGGCCACCGCGCAACCGGCTGACCGTCCCCGGCAGCGGCGCTCCGCGCTGGCTGGCGACTCCCCGGCCACGGTGCGCGCCCCTATCCTGCGGGCCGTGTTCGACCGGACGCAGACCACCCGCGCCGCTGACGGCACGGAGGTGGTCACGTTCATCGGGTATGCCTCGGTCACCGACCGCGCCTACACCATGTGGGACTTCTTCGGCGAGTACGAGGAGGAGGTGGCCGCGGGCGCGTTCGGCCTCACCCTGGCCGAGTCCCCGTCGGTGGAGTTCGTGGTCAACCATGGCGCCGGCGGTGGCCTGCCGATGGCGCACACCCGCAACGCCACCATGCGGCTTGCGGAGGACGCGGAGGGTCTGTTGGTGGAGGCCGACCTCGACCCGCGGCGCACCGACGTGGCTGACCTGGTGCTGGCCATCGAGCGCGGGGACGTGGCCGAGATGTCGTTCCGGTTCATGATCGTCCGCGGCCGCTGGTCCGACGACTTCGCCAAGTACTTCATCCACGAGGTGGACCTCGACCGCGGGGACGTGTCCCCGGTGAACTTCGGGGCCAACCCGCACACCCACATTGACTCCCCCGCCCGGCAGCAGGCCGACGCGGGTGAAGAGACGCGCGACATCACCTCCGCGGGCGTGCAGCCCCTGGGCGTGGACCAGCCCGCCGAGCCCACACCCACCATCGAGCACAAGGAGCTCAGCATGTCTGACACCCACGTGGAGCTCGCGGCACCCGTCGTCGAGCCCGCCACCCCCGCCCCCAACAGCACGGAGGAAGCCCTCCGCGCCCGCATCTCCGACCTGGAGGAGCAGATGTCCATCCGCACCGCGGCGAACGCGGCCGACGCCGCCCGCACCGCACCCGCCTACGACCAGGTGGCCCGGGTCACCGCCGAGCCGCGGACCTACACCCGCGAATCGGATCGCACCGGCCGCAAGTTCATCTCCGACGTGGTCCGCAACCACCTCGGCGACGGTTTCGACGCCCGCGACCGGCTCGCCCGGCACATGCAGGAGGAGCGCGTCGAGCGCGGGCAGATGATCGAGCGTGCCGCCGGCACGTCGGCGTTTGCCGGTCTGGTCGTCCCGCAGTACCTCGTCGACCTCGTCGCCCCCGCGGCGAAGGCCGGTCGCCCGTTCGCGGACGCCGTGCGCCGACTCGACCTGCCGGAGTCCGGCATGACCGTGGAGCTGTCGAAGATCACCACGGCCACCTCGGCTGCGGTGCAGACTCAGGGGTCCGCGGTGTCCGAGACGGACATCGACGACACCGCACTGAGTGTCGCGGTGCAGACCATCGCCGGATCGCAGACCGTGACCCGGCAGGCCGTCGAGCGTGGCTCGGGCACCCTCGACACCGTCCTCGAGGACCTGGCCCGCAACTACGCGACCACCCTCGACTCCACCATGCTGAACCAGGCCACGAACGGCCTGACCAACGTGGCCACGTCCATCGCGTACACCGACGCATCCCCCACGGCGGCCGAGCTGTACCCGAAGCTGCTCGCCGCGACCGCGGCAGTGGAGGCGGCGCTCCTCGACCAGCAGGCCGGGGACACCATCGTCATCATGCACTCCCGTCGCTGGTACTGGATCCAGTCCCAGCTCTCGTCCACCTTCCCGCTGTTCGGTCAGCCGGGCGTGTCCGGGTACCAGGCCGGCGTCAACTTCGGGGAGCGGTACGGCTCCGGGTTCCGCGGCGTCCTGCCCTCCGGCGTCCCGGTCATCGTGGACAACAACGTGGCCACGAACTTCGGCACCAACGAGGACGAGATCTACTTCGTCGGCGCCAATGACGTGTTCCTGTGGGAGTACCCGAACTCCCCGATGCTGATCCGCACCGAGACTGGCCCGTCGGTCAAGTCCCTCGGCGTGGACGTCGTGGCGTACGGCTACGCCGCCTACACGCACGTCCGTCGGCCACACGCCCAGAAGATCGCCGGCACCGGCCTCATCCTGCCGACGTTCTGACCGACCCAAGCCTGACCGGCTCTCCCACCACCTCGGGCGACCCCGAGGTGGTGGGGGTGTTGGCCACGGAAAGGAGGCCCCACATGTCCGAGCAGGAGCAGGCTGCCGCAAGGCGCGCCGACTACGTGCGCGCGCTGCGAGAGGAGCGCGAGGGGTACGTGCGCGCAGGCAAGACGGATCGGCTGCCCGACGTGGACGCAGAGTTGGCCCGCATCGAGGGTCGCCCAGTGGGCCGTTCTGAGGTCCCGGTGGAGCCCAAGCCGCCGCGCGCCCGCAAGCGCGCGTAAGGCCGCTGCCATGGCTGTCGTCGTCCTCGACGAGGTGCGCCTGCGTCTGGACGTGACCTCCGGGCAGTGGTCCGACGACCGGCTGACCCACTTCATCAACACCGCCACAGAACTCATCGACGAGCACGTCCCGACGTACAACCGGGACAAGTTCGGGTACACGGAGGGCATCATCCAGCTGGCGGTCAAGATCGCCGACACCTCCGCCCGGGGCACCATCGCCGTGGACCCCACCGGCGAGTACGTGGCCCCGGCCCCGTCGGCCACCGCCGGACTGATCCGCTCCATCTGGGGGCTGATCGGCCCCATCGCTGAACCGGGGTTCGCGTGAGCGCCCTCGCGGGGGTGCGTGCCTACGTGGCCGCCGCCCTGTCCGGAGTGGACGTGTCGGTGCACACCTACCCGCCGGCGACCGTATCCCCGCCGTGCGTGGTGCTGGTGCCCGGCTCCCCGTACCTGGACCCGGGCACCGGGTGGGGGTCGGCGACGGTCGCCCTCGATGTGCGGATCATGGTCAACTCCGCGGCCGGTGCCACGTCGGCGCAGCGCATGGATGACCTGATCGACACCGTGGTGGCCGCGCTGCTGGCCGCGCAGGTTCAGGTGCAGTCGGTGCCCCCGCCGACCGCCGATCCAGATTCGTCGACCCTCGTCGTCGATATCCCCACCACCACCGTCTGGAAGGACGAATAGTCATGGCTGTTGTTGCAGTGAAGGGCAAGGAGTGCACCCTGACCATCGGTGCCACCGCGTACACCGGGTGGGTGCAGGGGTTGGAGTCCGCCAAGGAGAAGGCCACCGAGACGGTGCCCACCTGGGGCGAGGATGTGGCGTTCACCGGCACGCAGACCAACACGGGTACGCTCACGTTCCTGTTCGACCCGAGGACCTCGGCGCTCGGCCCGGCGCTCGAGGACGCGTTCGACGACGACACCCCGGTCACCCTCACCGTGGCCATGGGCACCGCGTCGCGGGTGTACACCAACTGGCAGGTTGCGTCCTACAGTGACTCGGCCCCCGCGGACGGTCTGCTGACGTGCAACGCGTCCCTGGTCGGGTCGACCCCGTGGGTCACCACCTACGACGCCCCCTGATCCTGTGGCCCAGTCGGCGATCAAGGTCACCGGCCTCCAGCCGCTGATCAAGGAGCTGCGTGGGCCGATGTTCAAGGATGTGAACCGCGAGCTCCGGGCGGAGTCGAAGCGGATCGCTCAGGACATGGTGCCCCATGTGGCCGATGCTGTCCGGGCCTCCGCGGCACCGCAGGCCGACGCCATGGCCGGCACGGTCCGGGCACACTCGGACCGGGTCCCGGTCGTCGTGGTCGGCAAGGTGAACCCCAAGTTCAAGTCTGGGTTTCGCCGCAAGGGGCAGTCCGCTGCCGCGTCGAAACTGCGCCGCGGGGCGCTCGCACACGGGGTGGCGTACGGCCCGAAGGGTGGCAAGCGGGCCACCCGGCCGCACGAGAACTACTACCGGATCGCCCGCAACAACACCGGCGGCGCGTTCGCGCACGCCCTGGACGGCCGCGTGCTGGACCGGGCGACTGAGGCCTACCTGGCCGCATACGGCGACGTGATGCGCCGGCACGGGTTCGTGGGCGCGTCCGTGCGGGCCATGTATTGGAAGGGGTGACGCGGCGTGGCGATCGGCGGCGTGGTTGTCAACTTCGCGGCCCGGACCAAGGACGCGATCCGCGACGTCGACAAGTTCGCGCGGTCCCTGGAGAAGTCGGGCCGGTCAGCCAAGTCTGCGGGCAGCATCATCGGCAACAGCCTCAAGTTCGGCGCGGCCGGGGTGGCTGTGGCCGCGGTCGGCGCAGGGGTGGCGTTCGTCGACATGGCGAAGGCCGCCTATGCGGATGCGCAGGCACAGGCCAAGCTGGAGCGCTCGCTGAAGCGGATTCCGGGCCTGACGGACGCGGCCGCGGAGTCCACGGGCGCATGGGTCGACAAGCTGCAACTCCTGACCGGCATCAGTGATGACGAGCTGCGGACCGCGCTCGGGAAGCTGACGCTGGTCACGAAGGACCTGACCGACGCGCAGAAGCTCTCGGTCCTGGCCGCTGACGCCGCGGTCGGGTCGGGCCGCGAGTTCTCGTCGGTGGCGACGGCGATGGCGAAGGCCGTGGGTGGGAACACATCCGCGCTGAAGCGCATGTTCCCGCAGCTGGACGCAGGCCCCGACAAGGTGCTCACGCTGAAGGAGGCCGTCGACCAGCTCGCCAAGTCGTACGGCGGTGCGGCGAAGGCCGCAGAGGATAACGACCTGTTCGGCCGGCTCGGCACCATCTGGGACCAGCTGAAGGAGGGCGTTGGGCAGGCCGCGCTCGCCCCCCTCGAAGAGCTCGCCACCTGGTTCGAGGACCCGACGCACATCGACGACGTGCAGGCGTGGATCACCAAGCTCGGCGAGTGGTCGACCTCGATCGGCGTCGATTTCGCCGGCAAGATCAAGGACTTCATCGACTACCTCGACTCTCCTGACGGCAAAGCCGCGATGGATGAGTGGGTGAGCAAAGCCGAAGATACTGCTGACGCGGTCGGCACCATCGCCGAAGCCATCGAGGGGGTTGGGGGCGCCATCACCACTGCCACCGGGTACATCGGTGGTTTCTTCTCCACGATCGGCAAAGCGTTGCAGTCGGTTGACGACTTCTACGGGATGGTCCAGGGGCTCGGGAAGTGGTTGGGGCTCAACGACAAAGAGCGCTATGGGCGTAGCGGCGGCGGTGGGACGTGGGCCAAGCCGGTCAAGCCGGCGAAGGGCGTCACAGGCGGCGCGTACGCGAACAGCAACGGCACCACGGTGAACGTGACGATCAACAACCCGAAGGCTGAACCGGCGTCGACGTCGACGGCGGCCGCGATCCGGGCCGGTAAGTACCTCGAGCGGGGGGTGCCCAAGTGAGCGGCGGTTGCGTGATCGGCACCCTGGACGTGGCCACCGTCGCCTGGATCGACGACGCCGAGGGACTGCTGTCCAACGGCCCGATCGGTGGGGATCTCGAGGAGTGGGACGACGAGCCAGGCGCGGAGTGGGTACCCGGGCCGGCCGAGCCGTGGACGTGGCCCCTCGGCCTGCTGCTCAAGGGCGCCACCGAGTCGGCGCGACTGGCCAACCTGCGCACGCTGCAAGCACTCCAGGATGGGGCGGAGCGCACCATCACCCGCACCTACACGGCCGGGTCTGCCATCTCCGAATCCTGCCAGGGAGTGGTGACCCTGGTCGAGCCCATCTGGGACTTCGCCCTGGCCTCGCGGATCGGGGCGATGCTCACTGTCCAGTCGATCAGCCCGTGGACGGCCTGACGTGGCCAGGGCGCGGCTACAGGCCTACTCCCCGGACGGGGCGACCCTGCTGGGCACTCTCGGCCGGCAAGGTCTGGAGGTCAGCGCCGAGTCCACCAGCGGCGGGGGCATGCAGTTCGCCACCTCGACGACCCGGCTGGACACGCTCGGCGCGCGGGATTCGGTGCTGCGCCTGGAGCTGCGGAAGCTGCCGACGGACGGGTGGACCGCGGTCGCCCCGTACGCGCTGCGGCCCCCGTACCCGCGGGAGAAGATCGCCCGCCCCATGGTCGAGTGCCGGGCGACCGAGCTGCTGGAGACGTGGGCCGGGGAGGCCCTGATCCTGCCCGAGTACGTGGTTGGGGACCTGCCGCAGGGCGCTGGCACGGAGCGCGCGGCCGGATGGCAGTCATCGGCCTATGACCCGGCGAGCGACCCGAACGAGGCGTGGGCCGGCTGCTACACAACCTCACGCACCGAGATGCCGCCCGACTTCCCGACCGGCTCCGGGGCTGACTGGATCAGCGTCACCGGGGCCACGGACGAGTCAGAGCGCAAGTATTTCCGGGCCACCCTGACCCTCACCACCGCGCGCCGGGTGAAGGTCTGGTTCCACGCGGACGAGTCGGCCACGTTGTATGTGGCCGGGGAGCCGGTCATCGACTGGGACGGCGCGGAGTCGACGTGGTCCGGCTCGCCCGCCCAGTGGGAAGACCCATGCGCAACGACTGTCCTGATCCTGCAACCCGGCACGTACGCCGTGGGCTGCCAGACCGACAGCGTGTGGTCGACCGGCGGGGACGGGGTTGACCCGATCCTGTGCGCGATCGCCGCCCTGGATGATGACGGCGGCGTCGACGAGTGGCTGCTGGTCACCAACGACACCGACTGGGTGGCGTGCCGCCGGGACGCGGACCCCCCCGACAACGAACCGCCCGGCCCGACCCCCGGCGCCCTAGTGCGCTACCTCGTGGAGGACCTCGCCGAGCGGGACTGCTCCGGATGGGCCGGGGTCACCCTCGGATTCGACGACGAAGAGGACTCGTACGGGCAGCCGTGGCCGACGGTGATCGTGGAGCGGATGCTCCGGGTCGGGTCAGACACTCTGTGGTCGGTGCTGCGCGCCCTGGCCGAGACGGGCGAGCTGGTCGCCTGGATGGACCCAGATCTGACGTTGCAGGCCGCCCCAGCCCGGGGCGTGGACCGCACCGGGACGATCACCCTGGAGTCGGGGCACATCTCGACCGGGTCCGATGAGCAGGCCGCGGACGCGGGCACGTGGGCGGCCGGGCTGGGTCTGGCGGGCTGGTCCACGGCGTCGGAGGCGGGGAAGCCGCGCCGCGAGTACGGCATGGAGGTCGGGACCGCGATCAGTCGCTCGGTGGCCGACCGGGTCGTTGTGGCCGCCGTGGGGGAGAACGGGCGGTGGGACGGGTCGCTGCGCCTGTCCCCGGCGTGCCCGTGGACTCCGCTGCTCGACTTCGGGCCGGGTGACCGGATCGGGCTGGACTACCACGACTGCCCCACCGTGGTCACGGTGGTGTCTATCTCCGCCACGCAGGGCCGCGGTGGGCTGCTGTGGGATCTGGAGTTGGCCGAGACGGGGGTGTGGTGATGCTCAGCCCACGTGACCCGGTGATCGGCGGCATGGTGCGCACCTCGGGGCGGATGACCCCCGGCGGGATGCGCCCGGACCGGCGCTGGTCGGAGTCGGCGATCCCCCGCGTCGGGCACCGGCGACCCCGGAGAATCGGCACGCCCCCGCCGCCGCCGCTGTACGTCGAGGCGTCGTACGCGAGCCGATCGTTCGACGCGTCGGCTTCGGGCGGTGAAAACCCCTACGCGGAGGGCTACTTCAAGCTGCGCCTGGAATCGCCCGACAGTAGTTGGACGGCGTACTCGGAGATGGTGCCGTTGGCGGACGCGATCCCGGCACACACCCGAATCAGGTTCACCTTCGATCCCGGCGAGCTCGGCTCGGTCACCAGTTGGGACTACGCCGAGGTCGTCTTCTACCAAGGCGACGGATCCTCGAGGTCAGAGATGTACGACGGCGCCTACGGATTCGACCCGGTCGACTGGTCCGGGTCTCTGGTCGGCGTCACTCCGCCGCCGTACGGGCGGCTCGTGGATCCGGGAGGGCTGATCACACCATGACCACACACACCCTTGCGGGCAGCTTCAACGTCGCCGGTCTGATCCGGTCAACGGACAACATCGACGGCCCGACCCTGACGCGACGCTGCCACTACGCGCAGCGCCTTGAGGACATCGCCGCATGGGTGGTCGGCATGCCGATGACTACATGACCCCCGCGGTCGAGGCGGGCACGGTGACAGCCGGCAGCGGCGCGATTGCCTGCGACTGGGTCAAATTCCTGGTGACATGGACATGAGCGATGTGGACCCGGACCTGGGCGGCTGGGTGCTGCGCTGGTGGCATGTGCTGACCGCGCTGCTCGGGGTCGCACTGTGGGCGGTGCGCAAGACGGTGGCCGAGCCTCGGACGCGCCTCGCCGCGGTGGAGGCCACCGCCAAGGCCACCGACGCGAAGCTGGCTGTGCTGGCGACCGGCATCGACGAGGTGCGGGTCGCGCAGACCCGCATGTCGGATGCGCACGTGCAGGCGATCCGTGAGGTCCGCGCGGAGCAGGCCGCGGAGTTGGGCCGGATGCACGGTGACCTGACTTCGCGGATGGATCAGATCGTGGCGCTGATGATCGGCGGGACGCACACACATCGGCGGCGGGACGACGAGGAGGGGCTGTGACGTATCGGCTGACCGGGCGCTACCCACTGGGTGACCTGTCGGGGCGCCCGGGTGCGCGGCTGCGCCTGTCCCCGTCGACCACGATCGTCGGTGACGACAACATCGTGCTGCCCGCCCCGGTGTGGGTGGAGCTCGACGCTGACGGCGCGTTCGCTGTGGACCTGATCGGCGTCGACGATCCGGCGTACGGCCCGTCCGGCTGGGTGTGGACAGTCACAGCGAAGATGGACGGCGGGCGGG